GTATTCTCCATAATGAAATAGGCATGTATTATGCTAATTGTAATGACCATAAAAGAGCGATTCACCATTTCAAACAGGTATTAGTTGTGAAAAATGACATACCAGATGTGTTTAATAATATTGCGGTATGTCATATTGCGTTAAAAGAGTATGCTGCCGCTCTCGTTTGTTTAAATATATCTCTACGTTTGCATGAGTGTGATAATGTTTATATTCGTATAGGTGAAGTAAATTTGTATATGAAACGTTATGATGCCTCTATTAAAGCATATAAATCTGTACGAACCCCGTCTGATATGGATTTGTATAATTCATGTTTTCCCTATTTAGCAACGAAGCAGTTTTTAATTGGATATAAATTGTATGAGTGTAGATTAAAACGCAATGATATCTCTCCCCAGACAAATCAAATTACTCGTGTTGAAATCCCATCAATACCATATTGGAACGGAACCGATATATGTCGCCATCTACTGATACTATATGAACAAGGTATAGGTGATAATATACAATATTTTCGATTTATCATTGAACTATCCAATAAATTTCCGGATTTAAAAATCACTTATTTTTGTACATCAGTTGTATCACATTTATTTAATGTAAACCAGTATAGTAACATTCTTATTCGTACAGATTCTGCCCCAACTGACATCTCTGTTTATGACAGAAAAATATATATTATGTCACTTCCGTATATTTTAAAATTACAAACAATTACATTAAATACTCTCAATTATATTACAGAAGATGTAAACAATAATGCTGTATGGCAAGAAAAATTGTCTGTTTACACGAATAAGTTAAAAGTAGGTATACTATATAGTGGTCTATTGATTTCATATATTGACAAGCAAATTAAATTGTCCGATTTCAAAGATATTTGTACAGATGATAGAATTCAAACCATTTGTCTTCATAAAATGGACGACAATATATTATCTGACTTTTCAAGCATCGATTTTGCTGATAAAATAATGACATATGATATTGATAAACATAAATCATTTTTCGACACAATATCTATATTGCGCAATATAGACGTTTTAGTTACTATCGATACGTCAATTGCCCATTTAGCAGGTATAATGGGGATAAAAACCTTCTTGCTTATTGGGTATACAAGTGAATGGCGATGGTTTGATACCGATGATAAAATATGGTATGAGTCTGTTGAAATTATTCGAATGACCGAGCAGAAGCCATTGTCTAACTTATTACCAAGAATTAAGAATCTTCTTATATCCGAATATGAAAACAAATATTCCAACCATTCGGATACGCTATAAGAAAATATATTTTACTAAAATGTAATAAAATATGTTTATTTTCTCTAATATCAATTATTGTTTAACGCGCGTACATTAGACCACAATTACCACCGATAAAGGTTATCAAGTTATATCTCTCTTCAAATACAGTCATATTGTAGTTGTAGTCGTATATTCTCCACGTAGGTTTATTTATACCGATTATCTCTCCACTTGATGGGTCACATATTGTATATGTTTGTGCTTCCGTGTCCAATGGAGGACTATATGTAGTAAATTCCAATTGAATGTCGCGAAATTTGCTCATATTCATAGCACCGGATGGTTGAAAATCAAATGGGTCGTTATGAATCGCAAAACTATAATTATATAGTCCATCCGGCGCATTACCCGATGTTCTTACATATTTTTCAACATAATTATAGATACCTGCGTCTAAAATATTTTCTCTGTATTTTCCATCCAATAATATTCCCAACTGAAACAATATTTCCTTTTGGTTTTGAGGAGCAAAAACACCCGTCGTAAAATAACCTGTATGAGTTCCTGTTGCTGGATTATATCCTGGTCCAATACCGGCCTCGGTTATAGGGTTACAATCTAATACCCAATTACCAGAAGGATCGGCAAAATCTACCTCTTGGGGCAAATATTTGTATGGCCAGTTTGTGTAATTACTCCACTCATTTCTTAAATTTATATCAGACCGCTGAAACGTCCACATCCACGAGGCAACCATACCCATAGTATTCTCTAATTTTACACGCTGACTGCCAGTAACATTGAAAAACTTCCAATCATAAATCGATTTAAACAAATACTTCTGTTCTCTTGCGGCAAAGACCTTTGACTCTTCTTCTGATAAAAAACCGTACGTAGAAATTAAGTGAATATCCGCATTCCAATTGGTTCGTTTGTCTTGATATGACAGTGTATTTAATGAAACGTCCGGGGGAGGTTGTAAAAAACGATAAAACTGCTGTAAGGACTCATTGAAATTTGGCTGAATATATGGGTAGTTGTTTTCTTGGTCGGTTACATCACGAATAACTATTAATTCTTGAACTGGTCTTAGCGTAATATTAATTTCCAACTCATTGTATTGGAGGGCCACTAGTGGAAAGGCCATTTTTGCGGCTAAAGTAAACCAAAAATTAATCGGGATATATAATTTTCTAGCTCTAATGGACGGTTCGGGTCCAACTGGATTTGTAGTATGATAGGCATTTGGGTAAGCATTTACACGTGAACCAACATTTCCAGGATCATTTAGTTCCGGAACATTTCCACTCATTTTATCATACAGTTCTTTTTTCTCTGCTGTGAAATCGCGCTGAATCATGGCCAATAAGTAAGCACCAGAATACCTATTTAGTGTTTGTCCACCAACGACGATTTCAACTTCTTCAATCATTTGTGTACCCAAATTATCAATCCATTTGAATTCATACGGTGCCCAGTTTCCAGAACAATCTTGTGGAGGATAAATTGGACTCCATATTGTCGGTAACTGAACTACTAAATAAGTATCCAATAATAGTTCCGCATATCTCTTCATTCGAAACGTGAATTTAGATGATTCTGACATTCTCAGATTACGCAATCCATCAAAATCCAGTCGAAACTTTTGTAGTCCAAAGTTCGTATATTTTTTATAAGTTGTTTTGAAAAAGGTCTTCGATGGATTTCCGTTTAAATATACATTTTGATTTCCATATGCTACTATATTTAATAATCCTCCTGGCATTGATATATATATTTATCATACAATAAATATATTTAACTCCTTACAAAATGAATAATATTACTCCTTACAAAATGAACAATATTACTGTATTTGAATGAATTATTTTTTTCATCATGTATTATAAGTAACTATGGAGAACATTAAAAATACCCAACAAATGTTTTCAAAAATGTTTATGGAACAAAATAAGGCCACCATGGTGAAATATATAGCTTATTTTATAATCGTTATTTTAGTAATCGGTATGGGTGCTTATATTATCAATAAAATACGTCTCAATAACGATAACTGTAAAACGCTTGACCAACTATACAAGGGTTTCCCTATGATTTCTTCGATTAACCCAGATGATGCTACATATAAATATTTATTGAGAGATTATTACATTAAAACGGCTTACAATTGTTGCTCTGGCGGAGAATTTAAAAACGATTATGTTAATATATGTGCTTTGAAAACATGTATTTCGCAAGGTGCCCGTGTTCTAGATTTTGAAATATACTCCATTGACAATGTACCTGTCGTTGCCACATCTTCAGTGGACAACTATAAAGTAAAACAAACCTATAACCAAATATATTTAGAAGAAGCTTTACAAGTTGTCAATAATTATGCTTTTAGTGGTGGTTCTTGTCCGAATCCAAATGACCCGTTGATATTACACTTTAGAATTTCCAGTGCTAACGACAAAATGTATAAAAATATGGCCGATGTTATTTATAATACGATTCAACCTAGATTATTAGACAAAGAGTATAGTTATGAATATACTGGACGCAATTTAGGTAGTGTTCCCTTAACTAACTTTATTGGAAAAATTATTATTTCGGTTGATCGTGCGAATCCTGTTTTCGAAAACACGCCTCTCAAAGAATATGTCAATATTGCGTCCAATTCTATTTTCTTACGAGCATCGCGCCAATATGATATCGTCAATACACCTGATTCAAATGAACTAATTGAATATAATAAAAAGAATATGAGTTTTACTATGCCCGACCTTAGTGTATACAATAATAATGTGTCGCTAGTGTTAAACTTTAATTATGGTTGTCAATGGGTAGCTATGAGCTTTCAAAATTTTGACGCCAATATGCAATATTATAGCTTGTTCTTTGATAAAGTAGGGCACGCGTTTGTACTAAAGCCTGAAAATTTGCGCTATGTTCCGGTTACTATACCCAACCCAACCCCGCAAAATCCAGCCAACTCGTTTACTACACGCAATGTATCTACTGATTATTATTCATTCAGCGTATAGTTACACCATTGGTATTCAACAATATATAATAATTTTTTATACTTATTATATATATCAACAAACTATGGCTACATGTGACAAAAAATTAACATTAGAAGAAAAGGAACTAGATATATTAAGAAATGCTATAGACGTTGCTGAAAAACGCAAAGGTAGACAAACAGTAAGTAATCCAGATGTTAAAAATATTATTTCTATATTGGAAACCTTCCTCAAAAAGAAACGGTTGGTTTGTTACGGTGGAACCGCTATTAATAATATTCTTCCATTAGATGACCAATTTTACGACAAAGATGTCGAAATCCCTGACTACGATTTTTATAGTCCAAATGCTTTAGATGATGCCAAGGAACTCGCCGATATATATTATGACGAGGGATTCCAAGAAGTAGAGGCAAAAGCAGGGGTTCATCACGGCACATATAAGGTCTATGTTAATTTTATTCCTGTGGCAGATATTACTTATTTAGAAAAACCATTGTTTAAACGTGTTCAAAGTGAATCTATACGTGTGTATGGTATTTTATATTGTCCTCCTAATTTTCTTCGTATGAATATGTACTTGGAATTATCTAGACCTGCCGGGGATATAAGCAGATGGGAAAAGGTGTTAAAGCGTCTCATTATATTAAATAAAAATTACCCTTTAAGAGGAAAACAATGTGATCCCAAATTATTTCAAAGACAATTTGAAAGTATAGATAGTAAGAAGGAAGAACAATTATATTACACAGTGCGTGACTCGTTTATTGACCAAGGATTGGTATTTTTTGGCGGATATGCCAGTTTCCTATATTCAGAATATATGCCCACCAAGCAAAAAAAACTATTTCAGAAAACACCCGATTTTGATATTCTCGCTGATGAACCAGAACAGGCGGCTACTATGCTAAAAGAGAGATTAGAGGATTTTGACTACAAGGGGATACAATTAGTGAAACATGATGGAATTGGTGAACTTATTGCGCCACATTATGAGGTAAGGGTAAAAATAAATAATATTGAAGAGACCGTTGCGTTTATCTATAAACCATTGGCCTGTCATAGTTACAATGTTATCAAAAAAGGAAACAAAACGGTTCGTGTCGCGACCATTGATACAATGTTAAGTTTTTATTTTGCCTTTTTCTATAGTGATCGTGATTATTATGACGAAAATCGTATCTTATGTATGGCCCAATACTTGTTTGATGTTCAACAACGAAATAGACTTCAACAAAAGGGATTGTTGAAACGTTTTAGCGTTAATTGTTACGGAGAGCAAGAAACATTGGACACGATGAGAAGTGCCAAGGCAGACAAATACAAAGAATTAAAGGGACAACGAAATTCAAAAGAGTATGAATCCTGGTTTTTACGGTATATTCCATTCGAAGAAAAAATGGATAAGGAGGACA